TTTTAAACATACTTAGAAATTGCCACTGTAGACGTTAAATCTTTGTCTCGTCCCCGTAATGCTGTACGGGATCGCCATGATGTCGTCGGGGTTGTTGATGCGCTTGATGTTGCGCTTGGACGTCATTGCGATGCGCTGGACCTGCGGCGACGGGTTGACGCCAAACTCTGGCGCCATTTCGCAAGCCAAGTTGTAACGAAACGCGCGCAGGTAGCCCGGCGGAAACGCCAGCGTCGTCGCCAGATTGGCAGGCTCGGTCAGCGGCTGGACCGAAATGAAGTGAAACTCCAAGTCCTTGAACGGGACCGGATAGACGTACAGTTCGATGTCCGGGTAGGTCATGTTGACAAACATGACCTGCGGGTAGGTGCTGGTGACGGTCTTGACCGCGATGCCGTTGTACTGCTGCTGGTTGATGAGCTTGATGCCGTACGAGATGCCGGTCGAAGCGTCACGGAAGTACGTGCTGTCCTCGACAAGGATCGGGCGCACGCCGACAAGGTCGCCGGTTGGCCCCAGCGTACGCGACCGCTGCGTTGCGGGCCACGTCAGCACTTGGTCGATAGTCGAATAGACCGCCAGCCGCTCGGTATTCCACGAGTCGATCATCTGGTTCATTGCAGACAGGGCGTCCTGAGACGTTTCAGCGGACGGCGTCTCGCCTTCCGCCAACACGCCCAGAAGCCGCAGGGCTCCGTTAATCTGTTCGCCCGCTGTCGTCATCGGTCACCTGTGTACGCGCTGGCCGCTTGCGGCGCTGCATGACGTTTGTCGGTTCAGCCGGCTCGACACACGGCTCGCCCGGATTATAGCGGACCCAGCCATTCCCTTCATCATAAATCGCTTCCATTTCCATAGTAGCGACTTTGGTGCCGTGGTCAGGGTGCCTGAGATAGATCATGCGTCACCGAATAGAGGAGGGGCGGCCCGTAGGCCGCCCGGATTACGAAGCCAGAAGCGGCACAGAATACCACGTCGTGCTGTCATACGCGACCAAGATGGACGACGTGTTGGATGCAAGGACGTAGTTGCTGTCAGCGGCGATAGCGTTGATGGCGTCACCGGATGACGGCCATACCTTCAGAATAGCAGCCGCGCCATTCTTCAGGATGACCACGCGGCCAGCCGCAGCCTCGGGGAGTTTGACGCCCTTTGTGCCGTCCGCTGCCGAGACAAGCGTGAAGCCGCCCGCTAACTGCGCTGCGTTAGCCTGCGTGCTGCCGGTAGCCGCCACAGTAGCCGAGGCTACGTAGAGGTCGCCCGTCGCTGTGATGGTCGTGCCGGACACCGGGCCGCCGGAAATAACCGCGCCCGTAATGGTTGTGCCCGAGACAAGCTCGGGGTCGGAGTAGGCGACGCCTACGGGTTTTGTGTTGGACATATACGCCTCCTGTTAAAGCTGGGCGGCCCGAAAGCCGCCCATCAGATTAGCTGATGCGATAGCAGGTGTAAGCGTTGTCGCCCGTCTTGCGCGCCCGGAAGTGCGCCGACGTGGCGGCCGAGACAGCCGCAGTGCCGACAATCGTCCAGCCCGTGCCAACAACCAGCGTCGCTGCGTGCGTGGCGGCGGTGAGGTTGATGACAAAGAAGTCGAACGAGCTATCGACCTTGGCGTTGTTGAACTGCGCGTCGGTAAGAGCCGCAGTCGGCAGCGTCAGGTCAATCGCGCCGGTAGGCGTGGTTGTGACGATGCCGCCGGCCAGTTCAGCCGCCGTGAGGGTTGCCGCAGCAGCCTTCGTAGCGGGAGGAGCAGCCTGCGTGCCAAGGATGGGTTCGTTGATGTTGCCGTCGCCGAACTGACGACCGCCGCCGATGGAAGGAAGAGCCATATCTGTGATCCTTTTGAAAAAGAGACGCCTCCGGCGTTAGCCGGAGGCTGGGTTATGTTAGCCCCACATACGCACGGCCATCTGCGGACGGATCACGCCGTAACCGTAGAGGACGTCAATGCGGCACGGCAGACGGTCGTTGTTGATGTCGTACTGACGCACAACACGCAGCGAGATGCCGTTGTGGACCTGACGCGACGCCATATCGACGCCCTGCGGAAGCAGAAGGTCGGCGGTGGCGAAGGTGATCGCGTCTTTATGGTAGACAAGGTTCTGCGGGTACTGCGTCGAAGCAGACCCGAGGAACGTGACGACCGCGCCGGACTGCGGGAACGTGTCCACAGTGGCAAGGGCGTTAGCGGCGGTGTAGATCGCCGGGCTGACCTTGACGGTGTACGTGCCGGCAACGCCAGCAGTGTCTTCGGTGACAACGAACTGCTGGAGGGAGCCGGTCGACTCGCGGGTCTGCGGATTAACGGAGAACACGCTGCCGATGGTGAACACGTCACCGACCTTGAGCGTGGTCGTCGCGGAACCCTGAGACAGAACGACAGTCGTCGCGCCCTGAGCCGAGATGGTCGTGCCGACAGTCGTCGAAGCGGTACGCGAGAACGTGCCCGTCGAAAACTGCTTGATCGACTGCGACATGCTGATCTCTTCGTAGCCCAGCACGCCAGTGCCCATCAGTCCGTTCTTGAACTGGCGGCTAACGACGTCGGTGGGGTTGAAGAGGCCCTTCAGGCCCTCGACAAGCCCGGCGTTAGCGGCGGGGTTGACGGTGGCGTAGCGGGGCGACATGACGGCAGCGTTCTCGTTCAGCTTCTGCTGCGCCTGGAGCAACACCAGCGAAGTTGCGGGTGTCGTGCCGGGCGTGCCGACCGAGTTGTAGACCGACTTGAACGAGTTGGCGACGTCCGCGTCGATGGACGAGGCAAGCTGCGAGATACGCGGCTTGAGAACACGTTCAGCGAAGTCGTCGAGCTGCATGGTCAGTTCGGCGGACGTGAAGTTGACGCCGATGTGCTTCTGGCTGGAGACGGAGAGCGTGGTGAACTGCTCGTTGTCGTCCTGAACCTGAAGGGCAGCGCCGTCCGTGACCAGAGCGCGGTCGGGGAGGCGGATGCGGAGCGTGGAGCCGATCTTGGCGCCCTCAACCGCAAAGGAGTCGTCGTACTGACGGTTCACAGTGCGGGTCAGCACAAGGTTGTTCTCAAGAATTTCGAGAGCCTTGCGTGTAATCATGTCGATTGTAAGAAGCGAATTGCCCATTTGGTAGTCCTTTCAAAGACTTATCGTCTGAGGGACTCCAGCTTCTTGATCTGGCGCTGCCGGTCGGCTTCAATCCACTCCGACGTTGACATGGTCTTGATAGACCGGGGGTCTGTCGTGTCGTAAGCAGACGATCCACTCGCACGGGCCGCGACCGGAGCAATAGGAGCCGGAGCGGTTGATGTTCGTTTGACCGGAGGATTGGTCGCCAGCTTGGCTTCAATCTTACCGATCTCTCGCGCTTGCAGGAGGCCAGGGAGAGCGGATATGCGAGCGGCTTCCTTGGGGTTGGAACCGAGCCAATAGATGACGTCGGGGCCAATCTCGGATGCCTGAATTGTCTGCGCCATCGCGTCGGTCACAGGGAGCTTGGGGTTGTACGCGACCTGCTCGAAGTCGTCGTACTTGCCACGGGCTTCCTCTTCCCGGTCGTGGTAGGCGTCAAGCAATTCAGCTTGCGCTTTGGCTGCTTCCCGCTTGTTCAGAAGCTCTTGAGCCCGCTGGTCGGCCAACGCGTCTGCGTAGGCTGATGCGCTCTCAAAATCGTCTGCTGCCGGCGGTGCTACAGGCGCTCTTGCCTGCGTTTCTGCCACTCGCTGAGCTTGTTCTCGTTCCCACTTACGCTGTTCTCGGGCAAGGCGCTTTCCGACTATGGCGTCAAGCTCTTCTTGGGAGAAGGTCTTGTCAGTCGTTTGTCCTTCCGGCGTGGTCGTCTCAGGAACGGGGGCTGCCGTGGCGTCCGGTTCCGGCGCGGCCGAGGCCGCTAAAGTATCGTCGTTCATAGGTGTTCCTTTCGGACCTGGTGTGCCGCACCAGTACGGCTTAAAAATCAGACGTTAAGTGCTGCCACTTTTGTCTGAAAACTTTGTATGCGGGCGTCAAGCGCCTGCCGGTCTGCTTCGATCTTAGCAGTCTGCGCGGTCAAGGCGTCAGAACGACTGGCAAGATCGCGCTCAAGATATTGTGTTTTGGCTACGACGTCGGCAGCCTGCTTATCAAGCGCGCTGGCGCGGTTGTTGGACGTAACGGCAAACGCATTCTCGCGTTCAGTTAGCGCCTTTTCACGTTCCTCGGAAGCAAGTTCCTTGGCTTTAGCCTTCGCAAGCGCCGACTTTGCGGCGGCGGTCATGGCGTCAGCTTCCCGACGCGCCTGAGCCAGAGCCTCGTCGGCCTCGACTTTGGCGGCGTTAATTTTGTCAACTGCCGTCATCGCGCCTTGACGCTTTTCCAGCTCGTCGCGCAATTCGGCCATGCGGGCCAAATCCTGCGGCAACTGCTTTGTGAAGTACGCAATGTAATCAACAGGGCCGCCGTCGTTAGATATGTTCGGCATGTTTGGCCCCTTAAGCGTAGTAGCTGACATTGAGTTCGGCACTACCCGTAAGCTCAATGAACTGGATTCTGGACAGGTCGCCGTCGTACTGAAGCGTGACGCCAGCCGCGAGAGGCATACCGACGCTGGCGGTGGGCGCAACGCCGTCGTCGCGCCACCGGACGCCCTGCGTGTAGGGTGTAATCAGCGCGATTGTTGGCTTCTGGTTCATGCCAGACTTATCGACGGTCGGGACGGTCAGCGATTTGGCGGTGCTTAAGCCCG